GCCGGAATGAGAAAATGATCACGCTTTTCTTTAAACGTGATCTCAGAAATTTTACCAATCAAAATAAATAACCTTTAAACAATACTGAACCAAATAAAACCCTACATCTCCTACGACGGAGTTCGGGTGGTGTTGATTTATTTGGACCTTATCTGAGCCATAAGGGGACCATATTGTCATGCGATACACCACGGAATGTTTTTGACACACGTGATGTAGGTTATCTGGAAAATCTAATACGCCATGTATTTAGATTCGCCACGCGATGATTAAGGGTACTTAGACTTTAAAGATCGTATACAGATGCCATCTCAGGGAGGGCAATAAGTACACCATATTTAAAATCATCAGCACCACGCCGGTAAAATGCTATTGCGTTGGACTGTTGACTGTAAGTAATTGTTGCACCTTCAGAAAGACCTTTTATTGTTTGAATGTTTGGCTGGATATTCATTTCTGAATATGGTATCACCACAGAATAACGTTTTGGAGTTTTAAAATCAGAATTTTCGGGCGGAGTATTCAAAATGCGACCAGTTGGCTGGTTGTAAGGCATATGAATAGTAATACCACCTTCTAAATCCGGTTTTGACAAAACGAATCTGGATGAAACATTTCGAGGAAATATAGTTTCACCAATAGTATTGATGACGTCTAATTTCCTTATGGAATAAAAGGGTTCTGAAGCGATTGTAGTAGTATCGATGACATACGATCTAATGAGTGTGGTTGGATTGATTATGGGAACATTGCCAGTAGTCCTGTTCAGAGGAACAAGTCTAATAACATATCCACCTTTTTGGAAAGCATAGGCAGCGCCTATGGAATCCAAAAGATCAATTCCATTAAATGGTATATCGTCAACAACTTCTTCAGTGTAGATTGCGGGGGTGAAGACCATTGCGCCATTACCACTTGTTGTAGTTGAAGGGCCTCTAGTTCCGGATTGAGTGAAACAACGTGTTAGCTGGGCTAAACTATTCGTCATTTCACCTGTGGAACCTGAAGCTGCAACAGTAGAAGTGGTTTTGGCGGTGGAGGAAGAAGCAAGGGCAGGGTCTTGTTCAACAACTTGAGTTTGAGTAATACTTGGTTGAGCAGTACGCAAATTCAAATCGGAACCAGTGTCCATTTGCAATGTAATTGCGGGTTTGTCATTTTCTCTTTTGAAGTCGATCCGATTTCTGGCCAGCTCTGAAGGAGCAATGGGAAGTGTTATACCTGTTGTTGGGGGAACGGAGAGTTGTACGTCTGTTAGATGAGCGTATGTAACGAAATTGATGTAAGGATTCACAGCATCAGTGTATGATAGTGCGGTCTCAACAACAACGACAACATAACCAGGACAATTTGTCAAGTTTATGCTATCAGTTGCGTAAGAACCACAATACAACATGTTGGTGGGTCTCAATGCAGGAATTTCCATACAATGCTCACTATCTTCAGCACTTAAAGCTTTAACAGTTGAATTTGAATTATTGTAAGATAATGTAGTAAATTGAGTTGTAGGTAAAGCACCAGGTACGAAAGCGAAACGTAATTGAACTTTGTGAAAACCAGTCATAGCAAATACAAATCTTAACTTAATAGTAGCAGACCAAAAAGTGAAGAATGAAAATAACCATGAGAAATGGGTGTGAAAAGCTGTTTTAAATTTCGTGGAAGTAGTTTCTGTAGGGAGAAGCCAGAAAGAAGGGGAAATAGGGATAACTGCGACGATTGAGCCAGGGGTCAAAGTGCTGGTAACACTACGTACGTAGAGACCATTGTTGATGTTTGCGTCAGTTGTTACAGGAATTATTTGTTCGCGCCGAGCAATTGTATCAATTGCCATTTCATCAATATCAGTGCCAAAATCACCGGGGTGAGTGACAACAGAATTGTTGAGATGATAATTGAATGTATTTGCGACGTCTTGTCCTTCAGCCGTTAAATGATTATCGAAAGGTTGAATTTTCAATGGATTTGTGGGCTGTTGGTTTATTGGTTTGCTTAAGCCAAAAGACTTAAGGAGGTTGGAACCAATATTCAAGATGGGTGTGGCGGCCGAAGCCATTGAACCCACGAACGGTAAATTCGAAGCAACAGATGTAACTGTGGCGGCAGTGTCTGCAATGCCAGAAAGGAGACCTTTCTTTTGTTGCATATTTGCCTCCATTTGGAGGGTTACACCATATTTTTCAGCAGCATCAGGATAATCTTTGAATATCTGGAGAATGCGTTTGGTAAGGAAGTTAAGTTTGCGAGTAGTGGGCGCGAGGACGGGATCGAGAGGGAGGGAAGTGGGGTGTTCGATCTTAAGATCGGAATGATAATGGGCAAGAAGTTGAAGACTAGTAATTCCAGAAGTTGGAGTTAATTTGGCAACAATCACTGTACCGTTGTTTGGAGCTTCAACACCCTCGGGCAGAGCATATAAAGGTTTGAAATTATACGATGATAAGAATGGAATGGGAAGTTCAAAACCAATACCAGAATTCAAGTTAACAATAACATGGGGAAATTGTGTAAGCTGTGAAATTTTGATAATTCGTTTTGTAATTTCAGCATTCGCCAAATCGGGGATAAAACAAACAATTAATAAGCCCTGCGATGAGGGTGAGGAAGAGAGGACACCTTTGAGAATACCAGTTCCACGAATGAACGTGAAATAGGAAGCTTTCTCAGAAAGATTATCCTCCGCATTGAACAACAGTTCAGGAAATTTACCTTGATAGAGAATTGATACAGAAGTATTTGGGTCTCCACCATTTGAAACTACAATATTAGAAATTTTTGTCGGACGACGAAGAATGTCCATTATGTTGTGGTCTCGCAATTCTGTGCTTGGTAACATGATTTCAGAAGGAAGATCAGAAGAACCAGGCATCATTTGATTAATAGCAGGCGCTACATCATCGAAAGTGACAAGTTGAAGACTTTCAGAATTTTGAGTTGAAGTAAGATCGGTTTGGGAGGGTAAAGCAGAGTTGTCATTGATTTGGGAATCGGATGAGTTAGTGTTTGGAGTTTGGTTAGTCGGTAAATGGTAATAGCAGCAGTTGACTAGAATGCTGTTATTGTCACAATTTTAGTGGGCTGCACTTAGACGTGTGACACCTTAAATAAGGTCGTCTACTTCAATCCGTGAAGCTGCGGGGTTTAAGGTTGTGATAGGGATATCAGTAGTTTGCTCTAGAGATATCTCATAGGAGTAGTATGGTAAAGTGGGGACTAGTGGACCGACCAAAGCAATAGCTTTAGTCATCCACTTTGTCCATGTAGCTTTACCATGGTACATTAATTCGAGAGACAAGAAATCGAGATTCATTTTGAGTTGATCTTTCTTATCATGAATATTAGTTTTTCTATCCCAATTAAGGATTTCAAGTATAACCTTGACATCCAATGGCATAGTCCAACGACAGAGTCGATCGTTGAAAACAAATCCTCTCTTAAGAATGGAAATATCTGAGAAAGGTTGATAAACAATTGTTCCATGTTTATCACCAGAGGTGTATTTCATTCCAAAGAGAGCCATGTTTTCGGTGATCTCATCTGGGTGTACAAATTTCCTCAATTCAGGTGAAATGATAAAAACATTGTCATCACCATAAGCTATTACGCCGAATAATGATCGCAATTGTGGCAATAAATGCCGACAATTTTTGAGCATAATTCTACGCATAACCATGGCGCACAAGATTTTATTATACCAAGTATTGAGAATAGTTGTCATTGGACAGCCACTTGGGAGTGAGTGCGTATTCATGATAATTTGATCATCGATGAGTAAAAAGGCATTGAATATATCAAAAGATAACATCGTTGCAATTTTAAGATCATCGGATTTGAGATTCAAGTGAGAGATCCATGTATCCATAATTAATGCTAAGATTCGTTCATTGAGAGTTCCATCAAAATTCGAAAAATCTCCAGCACAAAAATTTGGCTCATTAAGCGGTGAAATTGTTTGACAATAGTTGACAACTACATTAGCATCAGTTCCATGGTAATTAATACCAGGTAACATGCCAATATATTTGCCATTGACAATTGATTTCGCCGCAACAGAACCAAAATATTTGCGAAGAAGATAAGTTAAAGTGAGATTAGAAGCTGTAAATGTTCGAGTTTTCCCAAGATTTACTCTTTCAAAATCACGCGTTTCATCCTTAAGTTGGACGGTATAGGGTTGAATAGTACGCAAAGACTGCAAAGCAGCCTTTTCGTACCTCTTGACTTCAGATAATAAAAATTCATTATCCAAAATGTATTCATCACCTGAACCGAGCCAAGGTTTCTTTCCGGATGAAGTGCGCGGTTGAGCAAGGTAAGGGTATCCTGGGGAGGTTGAGCGGGGAATGGGTTGGAGTCCATCAATACCACCCTGTATTATTTCGACGTGTGTTAAAATTCTGGGTTGAGTAGTTCCAAAAATTTGATCAAACAAATAGTTACATTCATTTTGAGCAAATTCTAGATCTTCGGAACCAATTGAACATGAAGTGTTAAATTGCTTTGACACAGAATTTTTAAGCACATCGACATAAACGCCTTCAGAATTTACGAAATTCATTAGACGGGCGGGGGCTGTGATGGGAGGTGTGAGTTGGGAGTGAATAAGAGAGTGTTGTATTCGAGATTGTTTAGCGATGACTGCCTTATGAGGATAAGTAGCCACCTGATTGACCAATTCATTTTCAAGTAAACGAAGTTTACGAGGCGGTTGGCAAAGGTCATCATCCAGAAGGGAGATGTCTGCACGAACAGCGTGAATGGGTGGTAAATGAGATTTGAGAAATTCAGAATATTGATTAAATTGTGTGAGATTCAATAAACAGGCCATAGAAGATGTCCTGTTTCCGAAATCACCAGAATGAAAACCAATTAGTTTACGAGGTAATGTTGGATCCAAAGCCAAGATAGGTGCTGCGCACATACCCTGAGCATTTGGAGCCTCATACAAAAACCAATCAGTTATCAATACTTGGTAATCATCGTCAATGTGGA